ACACAACATACTGATCCTTTCATCAATTAGTGGTTAAATCAACAATCCCGCGGCGCTGGCTCTATGCTGCCCTGGCGAACAAATCACCGCGGGAAGCGTCGGCTTCGGTCAGGTTTTTATTGGCCTGATCGATATATTCTTGCTTCAATTCAAACCCGATATACCGGCGCATCATCTTGACCGCCTGATAGCCGGTCGATCCGATCCCGTTGAACGGGTCAAGGATAACATCGCCGGGCTTGCTGTAGAGACGAAGGCAATTCTCGATAACGTCCAATTGCAGCGGGCATACGTGCCTCTCGTCATTCTCTGCCTTCATGCGGTTTAGCACGTTGCCTTGTTGGATATTCATCCAGACGGGTGACGCGAGCTTTTCCCATTCATAAACATCAAACTCGACGTGCGGCAGCAGAGCCTGCAATACGTCGTCGTCAGGGACTTGGCTGGCCAAGCCTAGCCGCCGCATTTCTTCCAGCCATTTGCGCGCGATGGGCATTGCAGCTTGCGTATCGCCCGGCGCGGCGTGCTCAATCCGGTCCGGGTTTTCGCCGGGCGCGCGGAAAAATAGCATGTAGTCGGGCATCCCGACGCGGTTCATGGCGCTATCTTTTCGGATCTGCTTGTAGAGCAATCCGAGCGCCTTGGTCCGCTGCATCTCGACTACAGGGTCTTTCCATATCGTTGTGCGGCCATGGTAAATCATACCGGCGGCAGTATGCGCTTTAATCAGGTCTCCGCTAAAATCCTGCAATCCGATGTAACCATGCTTGCCCTTCCTCGTCGGCAGGTCAGTGCAATGCACGCAAGCGATGCGTCCAGGCTTCATAACCCTAGCCAACGCCTCGGCAAAGAATTGATACTGCTCAACGAAGTCTTCTTCGCTTCCGGCGTTTCCCAAATCTCGCTCGCTGTCAGAATAGACGAACAGGTCGCCGAATGGCGGGGAGAACACCGAACAATCAATAGATTTCTCTGGCATGGCGTGCATGCCTTCGATGCAATCGGCGTGGTATAGTGCCCAGCCGTCGCCTTGGTAAGTAGCATCGGTCATCGCATTTCCTCCGTTTTGATCCATGATGGGAAGGTTAAATCAATCGGCATATTGTAAAGCCTGCGCGTCTCTGTTTCCGTCTGAGCCCGTCGCATAGCCAAAGCCATCTGGTGTTTCATTTCGTCATGCTTCGCGCTTTTGACGTTGATGACATCCCAGATCGAACGCTCCGTATCCGATATGACAACATCATTCCTCACAACCTGATTTTGCCCGAAACGATATGAGCGGCGCACCGCTTGATAGTGCTGCTCATAGCTGAAGCTGATCGAGGCAAATACGGCATGAGCGCAATGTTGCCAGTTGACGCCAAAGCCAGCCAGCTTTGGCTTGGTCACAATCACGCGATACTCGCCATCGGCAAAAGCAAGAAGCCTCCGCTCTTTTTCCTCCGGCGACAACGACCCATGAACCTCGATGCTGCCGGGGATTAACTTGGCGAGCAAACTGCTTTCCTCGTTGGTCTCGCACCATACTGTCACCGGGCTATCGTGATCCGCCAATTCCGCCGCCATCTCGCATCGCTGGCGGACTGTTAGCCTCTTTTCAGCGTGGAAGCTGGTGGCAGACATTTCGGGTATGCGAAACAGCATGCCGTTGGTTTCTTGCCCACGATCAGCGGCAACCTCGTGCATATGCCGATCAATGGCAGGCAATATATACCCGGCATCATCGCCGCCAAGGTCGCTAGGCATGGTGGCGCACCGTGACCATGATGCTACCCATGACCAAAAGTCATCAACAGCATGCCCCTTCAATCGCCAATCTTGCGAAGCCGTCGATGTGTCATTGATGAACCACTTCGATAGCATTTCCTGCTGACGCATAACGCCCATAAACTCAGCATGGTTGCCCAATTCCGTATGGTCGTTCGGGCTAGGCGTTGCTGTCGCGGCCAGCTTGAAGTGATGATTGATGAATGCCGATTGTATCTTCGCTCTGGTTTGGCCGGCGTAGCTTTTGAGGATGCTGCTTTCGTCAAGGACGATTGCCCCAAATGCGTCAGGGTCTAGCTTGGGAAGCCGCTCATAGTTAGCGACCATCACGCCGCGGCCAACATCGGATTGCTCGCGTATCTGACGGGCATCAATGTCAAATTTATGCCCCTCGCGAACCATCTGCCCCGCCACGGCCAGAGGGGTAAGGATCAAAGACGGCTTGCCGGTTTCCTCCGCGCATTTCTCGGCGAAGTCCAGTTCGATCAGGCTTTTACCAAGCCCGGTATCAAGGAATGCCGCCGTCTTACGCTTGTTTAGCGCGTAGTCGATCACCGCGCTTTGGTGCTTTTTCGCATAGCGGTTGGCATCGACGCTAACCCCGGCATGCGTGTCAGCTTTGCGGGATCGCTTTGCTATCAAATCTCGATACTCTTGCAGGCTCATCCGTATACCCTCCTAAATAACCGTCGCAGCGCATATGCCCTTGCCGTTGATAGGCAAAAGAACAGAGCCGCGACCGATAAAGATTGCCCGGGCGAAACACTCCACCCGAATAACGGCCAAGCCAGATGCACGGCCATCATTGATATTGCTAGCCCAGCAACGCTATTGGCTATTGCTTCAAGGCTATCAATTTTTCGCATACGGTTTCCAATCCTCACATCTTCCGTATTTGGTGGCGAGGTGCTTGTTGATTAAACACCATGACCAGACGCGAGATTCCGTGAATGGCTGACCCCAGTTCTTGCAATCAGCACACGTCATCACGCCGCGCCCTTCCGAAAGCTGAAATACTGATCTGGGACGAGCCGGGGCGGATTGAGCGCCGCCGCCTCTTCACGGATGATCGGAGCCCAGGCAGCAGGCCAGCGTCCGTTGCGGCTTGTGTTGTAGACCGCGTGCTTGGTTACACCTAGCCGCTTCGCGAGCCGGGGATAGCCGATTGCTTCGTTGATTTCTTTTACCATGCCGCAAACCTATGTAATATTTTTTCCACCGTCAAGCATTTTCCTATTGAACATGGACAAAAAGTTACATAGGTTGAGGGCATCAACAGCGAAGGAACACGAACCAATGACCTTACAAGAAACGCTACGCCTGCACGCCAGTTGGTTAGAGGGCAACGCCGAGGGCCGACGCGCGGACCTGACGGGCGCGGACCTGACGCGCGCGAACCTGGCGGGCGCGGACCTGACGCGCGCGGACCTGACGGGCGCGGACCTGCGGCGCGCGAACCTGGCGGGCGCGGACCTGCGGCGCGCGGACCTGCGGCGCGCGGACCTGCGGCGCGCGGACCTGTCGGGCGCGAACCTGTCGGGCGCGGACCTGACGGGCGCGGACCTGCGGCGCGCGAACCTGGCGGGCGCGAACCTGTCGGGCGCGGACCTGACGGGCGCGGACCTGCGGCGCGCGGACCTGTCGGGCGCGGACCTGTCGGGCGCGGACCTGCGGCGCGCGAACCTGCGGCGCGCGAACCTGACGGACGCGGACTTGGCGGGCGCGAACCTGACGGACGCGGACCTGGCGGGCGCGCGAACCTGACGGACGCGGACTTGGCGGGCGCGAACCTGGCGAGGATGCCAAGGGCACCCATAGGGCGGGCGCGAGCGTGTGCCACGAGTACGAGCATGTCATTAACGTTATTGGCCGGACCCGCTGGTGGCGGGCGGCGCACTAAGGAGCAAAACCAATGAACGAACCAGACCTGGACAACCCCTGCCACGCGCTCGCGGAAGCGCTGGCGCCCCTGATTGACGGGACGCACGAGCCGTTCGGCCCGGACGCTACCTTTCGCGACTGGTCCGCACAAGTGCAGGCCCCCGGCTATCGCGTTTTCATCCGCAAGTCGAACAACGGCAAGCGGCTAGAGATCTCCACCGGTCCGGGCCAGCATGATAGCCGGTTCGCGATCAGCCGGACGTGGCCGGCGGGGACGGTCGCGGTCGACCGGATGGCGGGGATCATGCACCCTATTTCGGGCGCAAAGGCGGCAGCCGTCGCGGAGTATGTCTGCGACCGGATCTTGAAGGAAGAAGCCCTCATGCCGTGCATTGAGGAGACCACGCGGCGCCGCCAGCAGGCCGACGAAGCCGATGAACGGCGGGAGGCTGGCCTTGCGGCCATGGAGGCCGCGGGCGCGCGCCGGA